TGACGACTACCACGAGGAACAAGGCCGCAACGCCACAACGGGTTACTAGCTTGCCACTTCACAAAGCGCGTGTTAAAACGCGGCATCCATCGTCGCGAGACTGACGGCTAAGGGGTTCTTAAATGGAATTGAATATCCCACAAGACGCGGAAGACGCTATCCGCGCGGATATTCAAGCCAAGGCCGATATGCAATCGATCAGCCTGTTGATGCAATTCGCTGAAGCTGACGGCGATATATCCGAATACCTGACATCTGAGCAAATCGCGCAAGTCATCGATCAGGTTTGCGACACGTACGAATGCGACAAGGAAAGCCGGTCTGATTGGGCCGAGGTTGCTGAAGAAGCGTTGAAAGAGATCGGCGAAACAAAATCCAACGCCAAAGACTTCCCTTGGCCAGGGGCATCAAACGTCAAGTACCCGCTACTCGCAACGGCTGTCATGCAGTTCAACGCGCGTTCGTACCCTGCCATTGTCAAGGGTGACGAGGCGGTATCGTGCAAGGTGCTGGGCAATGATAACGGAATGCCGCGCCTTGACGATCAGGGCCAGCCGCTATTCCAGTTCCAAGGTTTACCCGTAGCGTTTTTACCCCAAGGCCCTGTCGTGATCACACCGCAAGGCCCATCCCCTCTACCGGAAGGAGGTGATCCAGAACCCGTGTGGGCGAGGGCACCGGGCGATAAAACCAAACGTGCAGCGCGTGTGCGTCAGTACATGAATTACATGTTGTTCTACCAGATGGACGGATGGGAAGCTGAAACCGATACACTGCTATTCCAGATGCCTGCGATTGGATGTGGCTTTCGTAAATCATGGTTTGACGGGCGCAAGCATCAAAGCAAGTTTGTGCCAGCGCTTAAACTGGTAGTGAACAACGCGGCAAAGTCATTGGATGACGCCCCGCAAATCACTGAAGAGATCGATGGCATTTACCCGCATCAAATCAAGCGGGACATTCGGACCGGCAAATACCGCGCCGATGTGACGTTCAATGATGACGAGAAAGACGCTCGGCTTCTGATCGAGGCGCAAGCGTACTTTGACCTTGATGACGACGGCATCGACGAACCTTACATTGTCACGATCGATCACAAGTCCAAACAGCTTTTGCGCATCGTGCCTGACTTCGGGCCGGATCAGGTGCAACTGGCGCAAACCGATGTGGCCTATATCGAGCGCCGCAAGTTTTACACGAAATACGGGTTTATGCCGAACCCTGAAGGCCAGTTCTACAACATCGGCCTTGCGCATTTGCTTCACCAATACGGCAACGTCATCAACACGCTGATCAATCAGATGATTGATGCAAACACGGCGGCTGTAGCTGGCGGTGGCTTTGTCGCGTCCGGTCTCAAGATACAAGGGCGCGGGCAATCGTCGTCGCTTAAATGGCGTCCAGGCGAATACAAAACAGTTCCTGTGGCTGGTGACGCGCTTCGCAGCGGCATTGTCGAGCGGACATTCCCGCAAGCCAGCCCTGTCATGTTCAACTTGCTTGACCTGATCCTTGGCGCGGCGCGGGACATTGCATCGATCAAGGATATTCTGACCGGCGAAGGGTCAAACAATGGGCAGGTTGGCACCACGCTTGCGCTGATCGAACAGGGATTGCAGGTCTTTACCGCGATCTACAAGCGGGTTTATCTTGGCCTTAAGGGCGAGTTTAAAATCCTGTTTGGCAACATCGGCAAGTATGCTGACGAGGCCGCACAAGCCGCGTATATGGAATTGCTGGATGATCCTGCGGCGGACATCATGCAGGACTTCAACGCGGCGGATATGGACATCTGCCCCGTATCTGATCCTAGCAGCGTCACGCGGATGCAGCGTATGACTAGGGCGCAATTCCTGCTCTCGACCGTAGAGACGCTGCAAGCCGTTGGTGGTGACGTTCGTGAGGTATTGCGCCGCGTTTACGAAGCCGCTGACGTTGACGACATCGACAAGATTTTGCCCGCTCCTCCACCGCCCGGACCTGAACAGGCAATGGCAATGGCGGACATGGAAGCGACGGTTCGCGGCAAGGTTGCAAAGGCGGTCAAGGATGAAACGGACGCACAAGCTAAGATGGCCTCGTTGGAACTGGACGCCAGCGCGCTGGAATTGGAGCAAGGCAAGGCCGAACTCGAAGCGCTGAAGGTTGGTATGGGGATGGCTGATGCAGCTTGACGCCAAAGACTTCGCGGAATGGTTCGACCTACCAATGACGCAATACGTCATGGCGGCGATGCAGGCCCTTGCAGAGCGTGAAATGCAGGCGTGGCAGGGACATGCATGGGAGGGCAACCTTGACCCTCTGGCGCTGCACACGGCCCGCGCACGGGTCGAGGTCAGCAACACCTTCACCGGCAACACTTTCGATGATTGGAAGGCTATCAATGATCCCGAAGCTTGAAGACTGCAAACCCGGACTGCGCCCGATGGGTTATAACGTGCTGGTCGCTGTTGATGTGGTCGAGGAAAAGACCGCAGGCGGCATTATCCTGCCCGGCAAACACACCGAACGCGAAAGCAGCGCATCGGAAAAGGGCCGCGTTGTCGCAGTGTCGCAGATGGCATTCACGGGCGGCGATTGGGTTGGCGTTAATGACTTGCCCAAGGCTGGCGATCTGGTGCGTTTCCAGCGCTACGCGGGCGGTGGTGAACCTGTCGAACTGGCTGACGGCAACAAATATCGCATCATCGCGGATGCAGACTTGAAGGGGGTTTATGATGAGCGGACGTGATGTTTCGGCGGCTGATTATGCCGTTGCAGTGACGCCTAGCGATAGCGCTGTGATCCAATACCCGCGCGCAATCTACATCGGCGTGTCTGGCGATGTGGCTGTGGTGATGCAGGGCAAGGCAGGTGCGGTGACGTTTAAGGCTGTGCCCGCTGGCATTCTCCCCATTCGCCCGGTGCAGATCATGGCAACCGGCACGACAGCAACCGACATTTTGGCGCTTTACTAAGTTTTCCCCGCAGTGGGGATCGGTGGCCCGCCTGATGGGCAAGAGTGAGTGCATATGGACCTTGAACAGAATGCATCGTCGGGAGACGAAGCAATTGAAGCGGTAGAGGTTGAAGAAACCGAAGCCGTCGAAGTTGAACAGGCAGAACCAGTCACGATTGAAGGCCTTGCCGGTGAAATGGGCTGGCGACCGAAAGAGGACTGGAAGGGCGATCCCGACAAGTGGAAGCCTGCACATGAATATGTGCGCTCCACGGTCGATGTGAACCGCAAGGTGGTCAACCGCCTAAAGGGTGTCGAAGACCAGCTTGCCCGCGTGGCCCGAACATCGGTTTCCATTACAGAACGCGAAGTTGCCAAAGAGCGCGACCGGCTGATGCAGGAGCGTGAAGAAGCGTTTGACGCTGGGGACCGCGATGCATTCGTTCGCGCTGAACGTGAACTTGCCAAGGTTGTCGAAGTTGCGCCTGCACCCGTTCCAGACGAGACGCACTCATTCATCGAACGCAATGCTAACTGGTTCCAAAAGGATCAAGAAGCGACGGCATGGGCGATCAATCGCACCAATGAACTTGCAGCAACCGGCCTCGGCCATGCGCGCCAGTTGGCTATCGTTGAACGTGAAGCAAAACAGATGTTTCCGGAGTTCTTTGAGGCTGAAAAGCCCAAGCCAAAAGCGGCACCGCTGAACACTCCAGGTACTCGCGCGGCAGTATCTGCCAAGAAGGGTTTCGCGTCACTTCCTGCCGATGCGCAGAAGGCCGCACTCGATTTTGAGGCCAAGCGCGGAATTAATCGCGAGGAATACGCAAAAATCTATTACGAGGAGAATTAATGTGCTAGAAGGCACTTCAGAAACCCGCCGTCCGGGACGTCCAAAGCGTGACGAAACGACGAACACCGAGCGCCGCCGTAGATCGGGTGGCATTGCGTCAAAGCTAACCATCCCGCCTGAAGTCCTTAAAGCTTTCCCCGATATGGAGTTTCGGTGGGGCCGCGATGACGGGGACCGGATGCAGCGCCTGACGCAACATGACGATTGGGACAAAGTTCCCGGCGTCGAGCCTATTCATGGCGGTAAAGGTGTGGACGGTAAGGGGATGCAACAGCACCTCCTGATGAAACCGAAAGCGTTTATGGAAGCGGATCGGGCCGAAAAGTTGGCCGCTATCGATGACCGAACCAAAGCGCAATTTGCCAGACCTACCGCCGATCAAGGGACTGGTGCGGATGGCCTTTATTCCGTGCCGGGTAACAAACTCACGGAGGTCTAAATGCCTTTTGGTCTTACACCCGTCCGCTACAAAAGCGGCGCACCGTACAACGGAGCAGCTAACCTGTATTCCGTTGCAGCTGGCGAAACCAATAACATCTTTATTGGCGACCCAGTTCTTATCTCTGGCACTGGCGATGCTGCTGGTATTCCCGGCGTTGTCCGCGCGGCTGCTGGTGATCGCATGACCGGCGTTGTGGTTGGCTTCGGTCAATTCGACGGCGCTTCGGCAGGCTCAACCACGGCAATCAATCGCGGCTATCGCACGGCTTCGACGGCAGACTATCTGCTTGTTGCTGACGATCCAGCATTGCTGTTCGCGGTTGAAGAAGATGCCGTTGGCGGCGCTCTGGCAACCACCGATATTGGCAACAACGCCGATCTCGTTGGCGGCACTGGCAGCACCGTAACACGGCGTTCGGGCTACATGCTCGATAGCTCCACCAAGGTGACCACGACTGCTCAAGTCCGCATTTGGGGCTTTGATCAGACCATCGGCAACACCATCGGCGGCACTGGCCCTGTTTGGCTCGTTTCGATTGTCGAAGCGACTGAAACACCATCTGCTGGCACCACCGGCGTCTAAGGAGGACGGAACATGACAATTACTCGTTCAAACCACCCGTCGAACCTTTGGCCCGGTATTAAGGCGCTCTTCGGCAACTCGTACAAAGCCTATGGCAAGCCCTTCGAAGACTATTTTCAGATGGAAATGTCGGACAAGGCCTACGAGGAATACATGGAAGCAACGGGCTTTGGCCTTGCGGCTCCCAAGCCTGAAGGTGCATCGATCGGTTACGACAACGATTCCGAAGGTTACAAGACGCGTCTTACCAACGTGACTTATGGCCTTGGTTACATTGTCACCCGCGAAGCACTGGACGACGGCCAATACAAGACCATCTCCGAGCGCCGCGCTCCTGAACTGGCGCGTTCGATGAACTCGACCAAGGCAATTGTTCACGCAAACGTGCTGAACCGTGGCTTTTCGGGTTCGTATCTCGGCGGCGATGGTGTGGCGCTGTTCTCGGCTTCGCACCCTACGCTTTCGGGCAACCAGTCCAACCTCTTGACCGCTGCCGATCTTTCGGAAGCTGGTCTTGAAGCTGCGACCACGGCTATCCAGACCATGAAGAACGCACGGGGCCACATCCTCGGCGCGCAGCCCATGACGCTGGTTATCCACCCATCTGAAATGTTCAATGCCTCGCGCATTCTGGACAGCGAACTTCAGTCGGG